AGAAATGTCTTTAGATGAAGTCATTGCCGCAAAATAGATGGTTTCAAATATGTCTGTTTGAAGTGTATCCGCAATTTCTGATTCAAAAGGTATTTTAAGTTTACAGAATACATCCGCCAAACCTTGTATACCCAACCCAATTGGTCTGTGTCTAAAATTAGATCTTTTAGTTTCTTCTGTAGGGTAGAAATTTAAGTTAATTACATTATTTAAATTCCTTACTACCTGATAGACATAGTCATATAGTAAACTGTGACTGAACTCACCATCTATAATATATTTTGGTAATGCTATAGACGCTAAGTTACAAACCGCCTGTTCTGTAGGTGAACTATATTCAATAATTTCAGTACATAGGTTAGATGACTTAATGGTTCCTAAATTCTTTTGATTTGATTTAGAGTTAGCGGCATCTTTATATAACATGTATGGTGTACCTGTTTCAATCTGTGCTGTCAATATCGCGTCCATAAGTTTTCTCGCCTTCACCACTCTTCTACCTTTACCCTCTTGTTCATATTTTTCATACAACTTAGTAAAGTTTTTAGATTCTGATGAATCATATACATCTGACAAACCAGGTGCTTCATCAGGTGAGAATAAAGTCCAATCCCCATCTTGTTTAACCCTTTCCATGAATAAATCAGGAGTCCACATTGCGAGAAATAAATCTCTCGCCCTCATCTCTTCTTTACCATGATTTTTTCTTAAGTCAATAAATTCGAAGACATCTGCATGCCATGGTTCAAGGTATATTGCAAATGACCCTTTTCTTTTACCCCCTTGATTTATCCATCTCGCAACTTCGTTGTAGGTTTTCATCATTGGTAGTAACCCGTCGGACTCACCACCTGTACCTTTTATGTACGAACCTTTCGCTCTTACATCGTGTACGTGTAACCCAATACCACCAGCCCATTTGGATATATTAGCAACATCCTTTACGGTATCAAATAACGAATTAATATCATCACCTTTATTACCAATAAGGAAACAAGATGACATTTGTGGTCGTCTTGTACCTGCATTGAATAGGGTTGGTGTTGCGTGAGTATAGAAGTGTTGAGACAAGTCATTATAAATCCTTATTCCTTCATTTATATCTCCATCACATATTCCCATTGCAACCCTCATATACATGTATTGAGGTCTCTCAACTATCTTACCACTAATTTTTAATAGATATGATCTCTCTAAAGTCTTAAACCCAAAATAATCAAAATCAAAATCCCTTTCCTGTACAACCGCACCATCAATGACACTTTTGTTTTTCATAACGAATTCATATAAATCGTCAGATATTAATGAGGATTCTTTACCTGTCCTTGGTTCGATAAAAGAATATAATTCTTTTATTGCTTGTGAAAACTTTTTAGGTGTTGTTTTATGTAAGTTAGTAACCGCTAGTCTACCCGCAAGTTTTGCATAATCGGGATGAGTGGTTGTCATAGACGCCGCAGTCTCCGCAGCCAAAGTATCTAACTCTGTTGTGGTTATCTCATCATATATTCCTTGTGTAACCTTTAAAGTAATATATGTGGGGTCTACGTAATCTAAGTTTAGATCAGAACACAGTGCGGATATTCTCCTTGTGATCTTGTCATATTTCATTTGTTCTAAGGAACCATTTCTCTTTTTTACTTTCATCTTTTTTAGTTGTTAAAAATCCATATCTCCGAACGCAGAATCTATATCCTCTTCGGTTTCGTTATTAACACCCGCTTTTTGGTATTCCGCCACTCTTTTCTCGAAAAAGTTAGTTTTTCCTTGTAATGCTATGTTTTGCATAAAGTCAAATGGATTCTCAGTATTAAATTTCTTTTTAATATTTAAAGAATCTAACAATCTATCAGTAACAAATTCCAAGTATTTTTCCATTAAATCCGCATTCATACCGATTAACCTAACAGGTAGTGCCTCAAGGATAAATTCTTTCTCTATTTCCAATGCGGAAAGAATAATTTCCTCGATTCTTCCTTTAGGTAATTTATTTTCAATATGATTGTTATATAAGTGACATGCAAAATCACAGTGTAATCCCTCATCTCTCGAAATTAATTCGTTAGAAAATGTTAGACCCGGCATTAAACCACGTTTCTTTAACCAAAATATAGAACAGAATGATCCTGAAAAGAATATACCCTCCACCGCTGCGAATGCAATAAGTCTCTCTGCAAATGAATCAGATTCAATCCATTTAAGTGCCCATTCCGCTTTCTTTTGAATTGCAGGAATAGTTTCAATTGCATTAAACAATCTATCTTGTTCTTCCGTATCTTTAATTAATGAATCAATTAATAATGAATAAGTCTCTGAGTGGATATTCTCCATCGCAATTTGAAAACCATAAAAGAACTTTGCTTCAGTATACTGTACATCATTAATGAAATTCTCCGCGAGATTTTCATTGACAATACCATCAGACGCCGCAAAAAACGCCAATACGTGTTTTACGAAATGTCTTTCATCATCGTTTAATTTATTGGTCCAATCACTCACATCTTGTTGTAAGTCAATTTCTTCCGCAGTCCAAAAACTCGCCTCTTGTTGTTTATAGTATTTCCAAATATCGTTGTGTGTTATTGGGAATAGGACGAATCGTCCAGGATTTTCTTGTAAAATCTTTTCACTCATGTTTTTAATGTATTTAGTTAAGTTAATTAATGTTGTGTGTCTGTTTGTATATCTCTGCTGCACGGTTAATACCTTGTTCTTGTTTCCTCATTTGATGACCCAATAAAGTTTCTTGTTCCGTAACATCGATATCCATAAATTCATTATCGAATTTACAATTGTTAAAGTTCACACCGTCTCTACCAATTCGCGACTTAATTAAACTCATATTAGCCGTCTTATTATCTTTTTGTTCTAAACTCTTTGCAATAGAAAGAATTATATGTGCTGTCTGTGCCTTTTTAATTGAACCACCCATATCATCTACATTTACAATGTCCGCAGATATTGAACTTCTATTACCTTGTGATGCTGTCCACAATGCCACGTTTAGGTCGTAACACATCGCATCTAATTGTCTTATTACAGAACCCTCACCTTTCCACTCTTCATCATATCCTTTTGATCTATCTGCAATCATACAATCCACATAATCAATAACAACTAAATCCGCCTTAAACCCTTGTGACTGCAATTTTAATAATTTTCTTTTAACATCACTAACTGTGGTGTTATAATTTTCCATTCTGATAATTTTTAAACCACCAAAACTTTCTCTTTCTTGACATTCACGTGCTTTCGATATTGTCTCTAACTTAGCCTCGGGACTTTCAACTTGCTGATCGGTACTAAACCCTGACCAACATGTGAAATGTTTCTGTCTAATTTGTGTCTGAGTATCTTCAAAAAATATTTGTACTACTTTGTGACCAGTGTTTGCTGCGGTGTTAGCAAACTTTGTCAAAATAGTTGATTTACCAACACCTGTGGGTGCTAGTATCATACCTAACTCACCTGTACCAATACCACCTTTTAAAAGATCATCCAATCCACTTATACCTGTTGGTATAGGTATTCTTGGATCGATATCTAATGCATTGTCAAGGTCATCGAATATATCAACGATATCATCGTCTGTGGCTCCTACTTGTAGTGACGAATTAACCATATCCGCAATTTTGTCATATGACTCAAAATCTCCTTTATCAATGATTTTTAATGCCTCACTCATTGTTTTTCTTAAATTTTGTTGTTTACAAAAGTTAAGTGCCGTGTCCTTTACATATGTCTGACCCACTACAACCTCTTCTAAGTTCTCTATTGAATGTAGTGTCTCACTATGTAACCTACCTGCTAGTGGATTATTTGACGTTTCAGTCATTATCTTCTGTTTAAGAGTCTCGTATGTCGGAATAGTTTTATATATATCCTGTAACTCTTTTACATGTGTAATAATATATTTAAATGAATTATTGTCAAAGTACCTACTTTCTAAAACCTCCATTATTTGTTCACCATATTTGGCGTCTTCAATAATTGATTTTATTAATGCTTGTTGGAATTGATTTCCTAATTTTCCGAAGTTCATCTCACTCATAGTACTTTAGTTTTGTTGTAAATTATAATTCATATATTTTGTCGTTATGTCCTCTAAAGAGAAGGTCTCACTTAGTCCACCTAATACTCTTCTTAAGATCGGTCGAATGTCCACAGAATATCTCACCTTAGGGTGATAAATATGTGCAGGGAATGCCCTTGAAATAAATACATCGTCATTCTGCTTAATCTCTACTCTGAAGTATTCATCTGGGTCTGGACCCTCGTTGTTCGAAGGGTCGAAAACGGGAAAATAATGTTGATCTTTATGTAGATAATCCAAAGTTTTTTGTTTTAAATTTTCTTCGATTTCTTCACAAATATTTTTTACATCATAGTGAAGATCTAAAGATCTTTTAACTTTTGGGTTAAATCCTCGGACATTGAAGAACCTTTGACAGATAATATTATCATTCAAGGTTAATAGAAATTCAAGTTTTGTAGTTTCGTTGTTACTCATTTGTTTTAATTTTTATAACTCTTTTATTTTTTTCCTTACGGGTTAAACGTAAGAAAGGATTAAGGAATTTTATCCACGCATCATCCGATTTAGGTAAGACAGTGAATATCCCATCTTCCATCATCATCTTCATCGTGTTCTTATAGGATCTTCCTTCAGGATCCAATTTTTCATTTATAAGGTCTGTGATTGTTTCTCTCGCAATATCCGTGAGAAACGGTTGATCTAAACTTACAATACTTTCGTTAAGGTTAAAGAACTCCTCCCCGTAAATACCGTACTTTGTAACTCCCGTTAAAAGGTTTTTAATAGTTTTGTTATCCTTGTCACCCTCAAATAATTCATTTGAACGTTCAACAATTTGATTTAAAGTGACAGGTTTTGTTTTTAATTCGGGAAAAAGTTTTAACATTTTCTTAGTACCCAAATTATAGA